AAAGTGATGCCCGATCTCGCAGCTATCGAACACTCCGGAGAAGTGAAGCAAACCTACATCGTCTCACCCGAACTTCCGAACGACGAATGGGAGAAGGAATTCGTCACAAGGCCGCTTGATAGCTAGGGTTTCTCAGGCTTCTGGGCAGCGCGTCACTTGCGCATGTAGTCCCGCTGGTAAGCGCGCTTGTCGAAGGCGGGCGCGGAGTCTAACACGTTAGACAATGGCGGTCTAACAGGCTCAGGAGGTCTAACGGGATCGATGCGCCGGCTGGAGGGCGAGGGGCTGCTACTGCTTGCGGTCTTCGGCACCGGCTGTGTGATCGGCTTCCTCGCCGGCTTGCTCTTCTGAGCGCAGCGATGCTCGTGCTTCAGGTGCGCGGCAATCACCGCGCCGCAGTCCTGGCAACGAATGTGGATCATGGGGAAGGACATCATGCCACTGAAGAAGGGTTCTTCAAAGGCCACGATCTCAAAGAACATCAAGGAAATGAAGAAGGCCGGACACCCGCAGGATCAAAGCGTGGCCGCCGCTCTCAATCAGGCGCGCAAGTCCGGCAAGGGCAGCACTCGTAAGAAGTAGGCGCTGACGGGGCCGGGCTCGACACCGGCTGCCTAGTGCGCAAGCCAGGGCAGCTACTCCCTGGCAGGCCGGACTCTCGCGTGACTAAGGCACCTTGGTCCCTGAGCGTCCGCTTATAGACGCCGCCATTTCGGCTGCATGTCCTTCCACGCTGCCCGTCAGCGAGTGCAGAGTATCACATGACCATGCGACAGCAACTGGCGGCACTGAAGGCGGCAGCTGCCGAGCCCATTGTCGTCGCCTGGCAGCCACGCTCCCGCCCGCAACTGGCGCTTATCAAGTGCAGGTTCCCGGAGGTCTTCCTCGGCGGCGCCCGCGGCGGCGGCAAAACCGATGCGGTCTTGGGCAAATGGGCGATCAAGGAGCAGGCGCACGGCGAGCACTTCAATGCCGTGATGTTCCGCAGGACGACAGTCTCGAGCGAAGACGCCATCGAGCGCAGTCGCCAGATCTACACGCCACTCGGCGGCAAGTTCAACGAGTCCAAATTGCTCTGGCGAATGCCGAAGGGCGGCAGGGTGGCCTTCGCCTATCTGGACAGCATCGCCGATGCGGACGAGTATCAGGGCCGCAATCTCACGGACATCTGGGTGGAGGAGGCCGGGCAATATCCAGATCCCGGCCCGATCGACCGGCTCTTCGGGACCATGAGATCGGCGCATGGCGTGCCGACGCAGATGATCCTGACTGCAAACCCCGGGGGAGCGGGCCAGCACTGGCTCGCGGCTCGCTATCGTCTGATCCCGTTCCCGCGGGGGCCGCACCTCGTGGAGGTGGAGAGAGCTTCAGGGATTGTCACTCAGGCGGCGGTCATTCCCTCGCGCATTACCGACAATGTGGTGCTGCTGGACAAGGACCCAGGATACGTCGACCGGCTACGGATGGTGGGCAGCAATGCCCTCGTCCGTGCCTGGCTGGAGGGCGACTGGAGTGCCATTGAAGGTGCATTCTTTGACTGCTGGGACGCCAAGAAGCATGTGGTCGCGCCGTTCGCTGTGCCAAGGGATTGGCTCCGGTTTCGAGCGTTCGACTGGGGGAGCGCCGCGCCGTTCTCGGTGGGCTGGTGGGCGGTGGCGGGGGATGACCATGCGGGCATTCCTAGAGGCGCGCTTGTGCGCTATCGCGAGTGGTATGGCGCGGCATCCGACAAGGGCCTGAAGCTGACGATCGAGGAGGTGGCACGTGGCATTCTGGAGCGCGATGCCGGCGACAAGGTAACGTATAGCGTGGCCGATCCGGCGATCTTCGCGGAGGATGGCGGGCCTTCTAGAGCCGAGATCTTCACGCGCCTAGGCGTGCATTTCAATCCCGCCGACAACAAGCGCGTCTCGGGTGCCGGTGCGATGGGCGGCTGGGACGAGATGCGGCAGCGACTGAAGGGCAAGGACGGCGTGCCGATGCTCGTGGTCTTCGAGACGTGCAGGGACTTCATCCGCACGGTGCCGGTGCTGCAGCATGATCCGAAGCGGGCAGAGGACGTGGACACCGCCGCCAACGACCACATTGCCGACGAGGCGCGCTATGCCTGCATGAGCCGGCCATGGGTGCCGGTGAAGGATCAACCGGAGCGCAAGGGCGATGGATCAGGATACCGGGAACATGAGCGCGAAGAATACTCAATCAAATCACTCTGAACTTGAGCAGGCCGAGGACGCGGTGCGGAGGGCGGCGGCGGCAGCAACCGAGACGCTGCTGCAACTGATCGTCAATCCGCATGGCGCTGCGACGGTGGATCGGCTGAGCGGGCTTTTCGATGACGTGAAGCTTGCCGCGGAGCGCCTGTCGATGCTGCGTGACGTGGAGGTCGTGCCACAGCGGCAGCCGCTCGATCCGGAGGAGGCGGCATTGGACGCCAGGACTGGCTATAGCGAGCAAGTGGAAGCGCAATAGCGATGGCCCGTCAGCAGCAACTCACTCCCGGCGAATATTCCCGGAAGATGCAGGCGCAGGAGTATTGGGACTGGCTGCGGGGGCGCATGCCGGTGCCGGAAGACCTTCCGGCAATCGGCCCGGTCGCGCCTGTCCCGCAGCAGCAGCGGCCAATTGATCCCAATGCCCTGATCTCCATGCTCGGCCTCGGCGATCGTCTGCTGGGCCGGGGCAGGCGCTAGAATGCCATGGCGACCGCGCAAGTCGGCAGGGCGCGTCACTGTCTGCTCGATGAGCAGCCGGCAGCAATTGCGCTGGCCGTCGCGCTGGTGGCGCTACTATGATCGACCGCGACATCTATTTCGACAGCGTGCGTAACTCGCTGTTTTCCGGCGCCCTGGAACAGGTCCATGTCGACGGCCAGTCGGTGATCCTCGCGGTCTGGGACTATCAGGCCGGCGGCACGCCGATGAGCGACCTTCGCTGGCTGGCCTACATGCTGGCGACTGTCTATCACGAGACGGCACAGCGCATGTGGCCGGTCACCGAATATGGCGACCAGGCCTATCTGCAGAGCAAGGAATACTGGCCGTATATCGGGCGCGGCTTTGTGCAGCTCACCTGGGAAACCAATTATGACCACGCCTCCAAGGCGCTGGCGCTGATTGACGAGCGTGACCTAGTCGAACACCCAGAAATGGCACTTGATAGTCTTATCGCCACCCGCATCCTGTTCCGCGGGATGGCGGAGGGATGGTTCACCGGCAAGAAGCTGGGACAGTACTTCAATGCCGAGAAGGATGACGCCGTCAATGCGAGGCAGATCATCAACGGCAATGACCAGGATGAACTGATTGCCGGCTATCACGACCAGTTTCTGGCGGCATTGACGGCTGCCTCGCCGTCGCCAGTCGTAGTGTGATCTAAATGAACTTGCCGCTTATTCCTCTCGCCCGGTTTCGGAATTGCTCAGCGGGGGTGGCCCAGCGGCAGTTCTCGGGGGAATACCCGAGTTCGTTATTGATCCTGTCTAGCGTCAGTCCCTCAGGCTTTTCGCCCATATCGGCGAGGAAATTCTCGAACGAGTAGCGCCAACGATCACAAACGGTGATGCCGCGGCCTCCGTAGTGCTTCCAACTCCATGTGTTTGGATTGGTGCAACGCTTTATCATGGCCTGCCAAGAGGAATAGGTTGCAGTTTTTTTGGCATGTCCGTGTTTGGTGGCGCGCGATATTGCCAGTTCCACGCGCAGGCATCCACAGGACTTAGAATTACCGTTCCTGAGATTTGGGCCTTGGACGATGGTTTCATTGCCGCAGTCACAGCGGCATAGCCAGCCCTGAAAGCTTATGTGTGAGATTGCAACAAGGCGACCGAAACGATGGCCCGTGATATCGATGGGCGCAGACATGGCGACCTCCGAGCAAGGTTGCTGTGTTTAGTGGCGGGTCGGCGCGGAAACGCTGGCCCGTCACGCATTTTAGCACATAGCTCCACGGCTTTGTAGGGCTTCCTGATCCATGACCTTCGTTGATTATGAGCGCCCTGGCTCTGCGGCCATGGCTGGCGGAAGCTATGACGAAGATGAAGAAGCATCCATTACAAGGTTAAGAAGACAATACACTGATTGGAGCCATGCAAAGCGTAACGAAATAGAAGAAATGAGGTTAGCTAGACATTATTCC